GATATCTGCGTTTGTTGTAACGATTTGTGATTGAACTTCTGCCATTCTAGATTTGATAACACTGATTTCATCAAGTCTTGTCTCAAGCTCCTCGATCCTTTGGTTGAGCGTATCAATTGCATCGTTGATCTCTTCGACCTTGTGCGAGTGCTTAAGAATTGCCGACTCTTTAAGGTCTCCAGTAAGTGTTTGAGTACATGTTGGACAATTATCGTGTTCCTCATAGAAGTGAATTTGATCTTTTGCATTTTTAATACGAGTAGTAAGTGATTTGAGTAATCCACCAAGCTCTGTTCTCTTTGTGCTACTGGATTGCTCATCCTCAATCGATACTTTGAGCTCTTGAAGGGTTTTTCGAAGCTCTTCACTCGTTTCACCAAGCTGTTGAATTTGTATTGTTGCTTGATGTATTTGTAACTGGACATCATCACTCCTCTTTTGTTTCTCTTGTTCTAATTGCTTGATGTAGTTTTGTTGCAATTGAACCTTTTGTTTCCCAACCTCTATCTTACTATCGAAATCTCTAATAATATCACGTATTGTAGTTAGTTTAGTTTTTAGAATAACATTCATCACTGAGAATATTTGAATGTCTAAAATATCCTCGATAACTTCCCTGCGATGGGAGGCAGGCAATTGCATAAAGGGAGTGAACGATGCACTCCCTAAGATTACAATCTGTGTAAATGACTTATAATTAAGTTTTAATATCGTTTCTTCTAAGTACTTTTGATAGTCTCTTGCTGCAGCATCCTGATTGAGTAGCTCATCGTTACAATGTATTTCAAATAACGCTGGCTTAACACCTCTAATAATTTTATATTCTTTTCTACCAATACTAAATTCGATCTCCACTACCATATGCTTCTCATTGATACTATTAACAAGCTGAGGCTTATTAATATTACGAAATGCTTTACCAAATAGTGAAAAGCAAATAGCATCGAGAATGGTGCTTTTACCTGCACCATTCTCGCCAACAATTAATGTAGTAGGAGATCGATCTAACTTTACTTCAGTGAATTGTGCACCAGTAGATAAGAAGTTTTTCCATCTTACGGTTTTAAATTTTATCATACATCCTCAAAATCTTGAGCTTCTACATAGAGTTCTTTCATGATGGTTTTCAATCGATCTTTATTAGCATTTGTATCCAGGCTATCAACATACTGAGAAAGTAAAGAAAGTGTATCTTCTAGATTAACTTCTTTGTCATCCATAGCAGATTCTTCAAACTCCGACAAGTCTTCAATAATCTTTAATTCTAATGGATTTCTTTTATAAAGTCTATCGATAAATGAATCAAACGCTTTAAAGTCTGTCTTATTGACAACAATCAATTTAACATACTTGCCCTCAGCAAACGATGTATCAATCGACTTTGGATCTACTTCACTATCATTGTAGTAGTGCTTTTCAAACATAGTAAAAGGGTTTGGTATAAACTCTAACTCACCACTATTACTTTCCCAAATATGAAAACCTCGCTGATCTTCAAAATCAGCCCATGTCATCTCATATGGATTTCCGAGGTATGTAATGTTACCCCTATTGGACCTATGATGAAAATGACCACTGTAAACAGAATCAAACTTATGAAAAATATTGCTTTCCAGCCCATGCTCGTTTACCTGTCCTTTGTACATCTGGAATCCAGCAATTTCAAAATGACCAAATACATGTTTTGAATTTGTTATGTTTAATGCTTCCATCGACTCGTTATAATTATCACTACAAATCCATGGCATTAACAATACTGATGTTCCTCCTATATTATAGTCCACAGGAGCAGTATAACAAACGACATTACTATAATCGCGAAGTAAAAGGCTAGGACTGTTAACGTCGTTAGTATTTTTGAAAAAAGTGTCATGGTTACCTGCAATCATTACTACTTTTATGTTACGTACCTTTGCTTGATCGAAGAAATACTCTCTACAATTTTTCAATGTATTGAAGTTGATATACTTACGACGATCAAAACAATCGCCAAGATGAAAGATAGTCTCTATACCAAGTTCATCAATCTTAGGCCAGAAGCATTCCTCATAGAACTTTCTAAAGAAGTTATCAAAAGGAATAGAATCTGACCTTGCACCGTAGTGTGTATCAGTAATTATAGCTACTTGCATTAGGTATTATATTTTTTATCATGTTCTTTGCCTAATCCATAATCACCATCATATGATGATAAACTCTCGGCATTGAAGCTCAAGTATTGACCAATACGGGTACCTTGCCTGATATAGGCATTAGCAACGTTTACGTGGAGAACAGCAGCCATAGCCCCGTGATACCCAGTATCATATAGGCCAGAAGTAAGGAAACATCCATTACGATTAAGAGTAGAGCGAGTAATAACCCAACCAGCTTCTCCTTCGCCGACATGAATAATGTTTTCCATGACGACTTCGTAATGTCCTGGTGTAAGTTCATAATATCCATCTTTTCCTGGTTTTAGTTCTACTGAATTACGATGCTTCTTTTCTGTATTAGATACCCAAAAGTTATTGGGACAAATTCTAAAAACTTTACCTAGTCTTAAGTCTACTGCATTAGGTTGACTATCACCTTCTTTTACTTCTGTTAGTGTTGATTTACTCGTCGGTCCTAATATGTGTTTCATTAAATACATCTCCTTTCTTATTGTCTAGTTCATAAAGCATTAGCATAATATAATGAATTGCTTTAAGCAAGTCCTTCTCATTCATTCCATCTTTCCTACTAAACCTCATTAGATACTTAATAGCAGTATCTGTAGCAGTAGACATCAACGTTCCTCTTGATTCCCATATATCAATCACTTGCAACCCCTGATTAACATAATGAGCACCATATGTACTATCGATATACTTCTTAATCTTATCGAATGTGATATCTTCTTTGTATTTGTATTTAATAGTTTTCATAATTAGTCAAGTAGTTCGTTAATGTAATTGCAATTATACATTGCATTGTTTAGTTGTTGCAACGAAGCATGATTCAAATGAAAGTTTACTTCTTTTTCATACTTACCATACCTAAGACCAGTAGGCGATGAATCAAACCTAATTCCATTTAATCCAGCCCATATCGCTGCACTCGAATCCCAACTAAAAATACTCCAATGATATATTTCTAATAACTCAATCTCTTTAGGACCATCAACCATTCCAAGACAGTGAAACTTAGGACCATCTACTTTAGAAAATAAATTTCTCTTTTCCATCTCTCTAAACACAGTCCAACGAGATAAGAAACGTTGCATCTTATATGCATCATATCTTGTCCCATCACTGTGTTTAGTTTCATTGATGCCACAAGCAAATGGACACGATAGGATTGATAACCCAATAAGATCAATGTCTTTGTTATCTAATCCCCATTCGATTGATATCATTAACCCGTCCATATCTCCCATCTCACTCTGAGGACAATAGAATGTCTTAAATCCAGCTTCTTTAATTGGACCAATCATGTCTATTGCTTTCTCCATCGTCTTTCTCCAATGTTCCTTAGGATAGTCAGTCATTACAATGTAGTCGGTCTTCACTTCCTTACCAAGGTCAATCAACTTTTCAGAGGGATACATTGGCTCACCAAGTTTAAACATCTCAAAAGCAGAGTTGTCCATAATCTTTGGTTTACCATCATTTAAGTTACGGTAAAAAGAACGATATTCTGCATCCTCTTCCACCAGATGAGCAAGAATCAAATGAGCACCATTAAGGTGCGAGAATGTCTCTAAGTAATGAATAGGAGATATGTGACAAAAGTTAATCATAATTACCTCGAGAAATAAATTCTACAACCGTTTTCGCCATCTTCAGAGACTTCAATAACATAGTCACGATCTGGCCATGTTTCTATACATTGCTTATGCAAATCTCTAGCCATCATCTCACATGATTTGTAATCAAGCTGAAGCGTTCCATTACTAAACCACCTTTCCATGATTCGCTTTGCCTGAATAAATTCGACGTCTCTGTCATCATTAAAAACTTCCATCTCCACACGGAAATGAAAAATGTGCCTATGTGGAGTTCCTAGGAAACTGACATCCAACCAATCACCAGTAGCAAGTTTAGGGTCTGTAGCTGCTGCTGGATATTTGTGAATTCCTTCTTTTTGAAAAGTTACCCAAATAAAACTTTTATTTTCCATAACGTGCCCTTGTAATATCAACAGGAATATTGTCTCTCACTCCAATTCTAATTCTTTCGTTGGATGTGAGAGTCTTAAGATAAGTTTGCATTTGAACTCTATCATACCACGCCATCCATCCAGTTTCAACATTAACATGCCAAAATCTGTGATTTTTTTTCTTAGGATTTAACCATTGATCTGGATAAACATAAAAACTACCATACTTATCTAAATTAGCTTTTACATCAATGCTATAAAAATTTTTCCATGTAGGTTTCTTAATCCAAATATCTTGGCCAGCTACTTGTTGATTAAAATCTGATTCGTTGTCCTTTACTTCCCATCCCCAGCTCTTTACAGCTTCAAGGACAAAAAGTTCTCCTTCTCTTCCTTTAGCACCTGACTCGCCATATGCTTCCTCTAGCGAGTCTGTCCAAAGTTCTGTTAGACGCTTATTCACTTCACTTATTGAGTTGTAATTTAACATTATTAAAAAACTCCGCTTTCACTGAATCATTATGAAAAAGACCATGTACTACTGATGTCTGTGTTAAGCTCGAATGAGCCTCTACACCACGATTCTCCATACAACCGTGAGTAGCTTGAATGTACACAGCAACATTCTCGGTATCTGTTGCATGCATAATCTCTTTAGCAATTTGATTTACGAGATCTTCTTGCAACTGACCACGTCTTGCACACCATTGAGCAATTCTAACATACTTTGATAAACCAATCACCCTTCCTGTTGGAATAATGCCAATCACTGCAATTCCACGTACTGGTTGATGGTGATGAGAACACATTGATGTTAGTTCTGCTCTTACACACAACATTCCTTCAAATCGATCTGATCCCTCATTAGGAAATGATGTGGCATCAGGACGCTTTGTGTAACGACCGTCCATCAGCTCATAGATATACATCTTTGCTAAACGCTTTGCTGTATCATGACTATTTGGATCATTTTGACGATCAATAACAAGAGTATCTAATACACTTGCAAACTTGCCAGTTAGCTCATCAACAAGTAACTCAATCTCTCCATCCTTAATAAATTCAGAGATATTGTCATTTGCATTAAATCTCTTAGAAGATTTTAGCAATCGTTCTTTGATCTTTTCGCTTATAGGTTTAGCAAAGTCATTAAATACTGCACCTTCGTAACCTGGATGATAAGGAGCTTCTTCCACTAGTTTATTACCCTCTTTATAAGCATTCCATTTAGGAGATGATAGACCTGACCAAAATGAAGATATTTGTGAAGACTCAACACCATCATTA